GCGACACCTCTGCTTTGATACGATCTCGTATCTGTTCTACTACATCATTATGTGTAATCATGCTGTCTCCTTCTTAACGCCTTTCATTGCATCTTTAATTAAATCTCTTCCATCTTTTACACTCGGTGCACAGTCCAATGCCATTTGTGTAAAAAATTGTATGCCTACAAACACTGCATGTGGTACTTCAATACCACCCTCAGCAGCACTCTCAGCGGCATCGCACAGATCATAAAAAAATTTATCGTGTGCTTGTTCTTTTTTTGTTTTACTCATTACTTATCTCCAGTTTTTTTTGCTCTACTCTTCCTAACACCAGGACTTCCTGCCACTTTCTCTGCGTACCACATTCTAAAAGTAAAACCCTCTTGGTTTTCCTCAGAATCAACCTTCCTTAAAATAAATCTCATGCCTACCCAGTAACCCGCTGATCTAATTCCATTTGCTTCATTTTCATGTTCCACAATAAACGAGTCGCCCACCTCCAAGGTATCTAAAAAATTACCGTACTTAGACCATTTTCCCCTACGAGGTACTTCTAAACCTTTTTCAACCTTGGCTTTAAAATAATTTTTCATTACTCAGCTCCCTTTAATGGATCAACGAACTGGACGTATGGCCTTTCATTGATCTTGGTTTGTAGTCCCTCTTGGAACTTGTCAAAGATATCCTGGTGATTTTCTTCTATCATTTTAGATAGAGAAGTATCTTCCTTATACACAGTTGTGAATGGAAATAAGTCATTAGGTATATCATGTTTGACTTGTGCTAAAAAGTTCTGATCCCATGATCTCGTAACTTTATATTGAACACGCAAATCTTTTGGTATGATGCCATTAAGATGTACGCGAGTAGATCCTCCAGTGTTAGACAGTCTTTTGACTTGGTCATGCACATCGGGATGTTTGGTTATTGCAAAATCAAGCAAACTACTTTCATCTTTTAGTTTAGCTTGGGCTTCCAGGTTCTTCTTCTTCTCTACCAAAAGTTGCGGTAGGGATAGCTTAGAATAGTCTTTCATATTAGTCTCCATTTTAAATACAATATTGATATTACTCTCATTAGAAATAAAGTCAACACTTCTGTATTAAATCATTGGACTTATTGCACTACATCAATTAAGATAAGATCTGGTATGAGTTGGTGTGTTTTATATTTATATATAACTTTATCATTAACCCCTAGTAAGTGACCAGCTTATACCTTTCTATATAAAGGAGAACTATGGAACTTAAAGAATATATTATTAAACGAGGCGAAGACAAGTTAGCTAAAGAGCTAGGTGTTTCTATTGAGACTATAAGATCATGGAAATATGGAACAAGACAGCCCTCTGTTAATCAAGCCAAGAAACTTATCAAGATGACAGGCCATGCTTTAGGTTGGGAAAACATCTATGGATCGGTAGAAGAATGCCAATAGAAATAAAAGCAAACCTGGTCGGACAAGACATAGCAAAGGATGAGCGTAAGGATATGCTCATGTCATACCATGAAAACTTCTTTCATCTAATACCTTGTGGATCTACCACAGATGTTATACCTGAATACTTTAAAAGCAGACATCCCTTTGAGGATGATATGGTTTTACAAAAGCGTTGGTCAAAGACACCAAGAGTTAAGTGGGCTGACTATATAACAAAGCAACCTACTCTTAATGAAGTTAAGCAATGGTATCTACAATTCCCAGAATGTAACTGGGCCGCTATAACAGGCGTAACATTTGTAGTGCTAGATGCAGACACGCAAGACGCATGTGATTTCTGTGAGTCAGGACAGATAACAAGAACCATGCTTAAACAAAAGACACCTCGCGGTGGCTATCATTACTTCTATGCAATCAACGATGACCTAAAGATAAGAAACACTACAGGTAAATTAGATATCAGAGGAGAGGGTGGCTATGTCATGGTCAGTCCTTCTGTTAATTATAAGTTTGAAGTTGTCGAAGGAGCTTCAGTTGATTCTATAGACGACCTGCCTATGCTATCAAGCCAAGACATGAATATTATCTATGACTATAACAGCACAGGTAAGATCAATGTAGAAAGTAAAACTCCTCTTACATCCGATGGTGTACAGACAGGTATGCGAAACGATACTCTCGCCAGGTTGGTAGGCAAATGGATACTAGAAGGTTGGGGTATGAGAGAAGTGGTCATCAAGGCTATGGATTGGAATCAAACAAACAACCCACCTATGAGTGTGCAAGAGGTATTGAATACAACTCAAAGTATTTGTGCTGGACATCTTAAAAGAAATCCAGAGGATGATACAGGCATACAGAAATGGAAGACTAGTCAGTGGCAGATACAATTAACAGATGATTTAAAAGAGATCATGGATCAAGAAGACCCTCTCTCTAAAGCTAAGAGCGAGAAGACAGTAGACAGTGACCCGCTAGGACTCAAATCATTTAACGATCCCTTTTGGGATACGATGGATTGCGATAGGATTGAGCAGTATTGGGGAGATGCTTTTGTCTTTGAACAATCCAGAGTGTTGCTACTAGGTAAACCAAAGATAGGTAAGTCGCATTGGCTAGGAGCATTCGCAGCGGCAGCTACTACAGGTACAGACTTTATGGGTATGAGTTTCTCAAGACCTCTCAAAGTTATGTGGCTACAGGCAGAGATAATCCATGAGTTCTTAAAGAAAAGAATCGAGATGTATTACAAACCCTTTCATCATGACCCTGAGTTGTACAACCTAGGCAAGTCAAACCTTATAGCATCAGGCAGATTAAGAAAGAACATCATGAGGGATAGCGACATAGATGCTATCGCTGAGAGTATTGAGTTTCATAAACCAGACTTGGTGATGATAGATCCTATTATTAATTTCTTTAGTGGAGAAGAGAACTCCAACTCAGAGATACATGAGATGCTATCGAGGATAGATAAACTCATTGAACTATATAAGGTAGCAGTAATCATTGCTCACCATACTGGTAAAGAAAGGGCAGATGATCTGTCATTCATGTCGGCAAGGGGTGGTAGTGCATTCGCGGGGTGGATGGATTCGGGTGTGAAGCTGTCAGGTAAGAAACCAAACGTAACTTTATTCTATGAAGCTCGTAATGCAAAAGAACCTGAACAGCATTTAGCTTACTTTGATTTCGAGAAAGGATACTTCAAGATGGTAGATGCACAAGATAGTCCAGACGAAGTTGAGATAGCAAGGGTGGTTGCATCAGCTATGAGCAGACAGAAGTTCTACACAAGACAAGACCTAGAAATCTTAGCAAGACAGGCATTAAAAGAAAGCGAGATGGCATCGGGAGAGAGGGCCGCTCGTTATGCAGTGAGTCATGTGCAGAAGTATCTAGGCGAAAGAGTCAAGACACACAATGTTCCAGGCAAGAATACTTGGTACTACTTATCAGACAATGAAATGAAACGACCTTGGAAAGATGATTAAGATAGATCAAGAGTCAATGACAGAAGCATTGAATGATGTCGGCATAGGATTGCTCATGTCATTCCCGATTAGCTATGGCATCTTAAGGCTATGCAAATACCTAGAGGTAAACCTGGG